GCCGTCTTGTTCACCGCGTTAAACGTCAGCGCAGGCGCAACACCGGAAAACACCGACGCGCCGCCCTTGATCGATGCGACCAACCTACTGTCCGCGCCAATCGCCATAACAGGCGAGCCGGCGTTGCCGCTGACAATTACCGGCAGGCCAGACGCGATACCGGCGGGAATCATTTCTGCCTTCCATGTTCCCGACGCAGTAGGCGCGAGCGGCATCGCCACGCCATCGAATGCCCGCGTAACCGCCGCCGAGGTGGTGGGGATGTAGCTGGTGGCGAACGCGCCGGCCTCTACCTGTGCGCCCCAGACGTAGATGCTCTGCGCCGGCTGCGCTGTCTGATTGCCATTGTCGCGCATGTCTGTGCCGATCAGCATCACCCACGTCGCGGCAGTCAGGTTTGGCGTCGATAGCGTGAACCGCTGCCATTGCGTCGTCAGCGTCATGCGCGTGCGCCAATAGGACACCGCATCGATAGTTACCGAGAGCCAAAGGTTCTCACCCCCAACCACGCCCTTTGCCCAGATCGAGAATGTGTGGGCCGTAGCGGTGACGGTGATATTATTATTAATTGTCCCAACGCCGGATGAGACCGCCGGATAATTCACCCGCGTTGCGGTAGTCGTGCCGTCCGGTGCCACCGCTGCATTGGCCGCAGTTGTCGGGGGTGCATTGGCGATACCGACAGGCGCCCATGGCGCGATGGTCAGGTTGGCACTGTTTAGCGCAATGTTGGTGCGCGCCTCCTCGATCAGCATCCCGCGCAGGGCCAGCGTGACCGGGTCGTAGTCCCAGCGCGGCGCGTTGACCGCCGCCGATCGCATCACGCCGGCAGAGTCAAAGTATGTGGCGGTAGACGCGCGGGTGAAGATAATGCGCGGATCGAGCACGCCCGGCGCCATGAAGTCGAGGCCGAGAGTCGGGCCTCCGCCACCGTTGAACGACGAAGCATCGGCGACCAGCCCGCGCATCTCGCGCGAGAACAGCCTGCACCAACCCATCGGCGAGATATCCCCCAGCACCCGCGCGCAGCGCCCGCCGCGGCGTGGGGAAAAGTGCCTACAGAGGCTGCAATGTTCTTTGCCACCGGCTCCGGTGTAGCGCGCCGCCGCCTTGCTGATCATGGGGGGCGACATCAGAACACACCCGACATCTCTTCAGTGTAAGGCGCCCCGCTCATGGTAGATTGTTGCGTGTTCAGGTTGGCCCTGGTGACCGCCTGCTGGTACTTGGCGTCCCACTGCGGCGCCATGGGCTCGTCCTGCTCTGCCAGTGTCGCATGCGCCAGCACGCCATACAGGTAGACCGAATAGAGTTGCTCCAGCACCGGGTTGGTGTCGGACGGCAGCAGCAGCGCACGGGGCTTGGCATACCAGTTCATCAGGACGGTCTGCGGCACCCACAGCGGGTCAGGCGGGTCCGGTAGCCACGGGTGCGGCAGGAACTCGATACAATCAGCAACGAGCCGATACGCCCACACCCGCCGGTTGCCGTAGTAGGTGCCGGGATACGGGTAGTCCACCGGAGGCGAGCCGGAGACGTCGGTCCAGCTGCCGGACCATTCGTCCTTGAGCACCAGGTTGTTGCCCGTGGCCGCGTCCCTGATGCTGGCCATGGTGCAGAAGTCGGGCGGCAGCGTGATGAAGGCCGAATCAACCGGCTGGGTCGCCGACACCTCCATACACCGGGCGCGCAGCGTCTGCTGGATCTCCGTCTCTACCAGCATCACCCAGGACGGGATGCGTGCTGCGGCATCCCGGCGATCGAGATACCACAGCACGTCGTCCTGGAGTTGCTGGAAAGACGCCAAGGGTCAGTCCCGCTTCTCTTCCCGCTCCCGGTTCTCACGCTCCTGGCGTTCCCGACGCTCCCGCTCCTCACGCTGCTCGCGCTGGTCGCGCTCCTCACGCTCGCGACGCTCGCGGTCCTGGTCCTGGCTCTGGCTCGCCTCACGGCCAGGCTGCTGCGGCTGCCCAGGTTGCTGCGCCGGCTGGTTTGGCTGGGTCGGCTGGTTGGGCTGCGGGCGCGGTGGCGGGTTGGCTGGCATCGGTTGGCCTGGATTGGGCTGGCCGGGCTGCTGCGTCGCCGCCCGCTCCACGCTCAGATCATGCGGATCGGGCTGGCCGGCAATCTCGGCCATTATCCGGGTCGACTCGCGCGCCATCGCCAGCACCTCGCGCCCGTGCTCGTACGCCATCTCGCGGAGCTCACCGAAGCTCTCTGCCTCGGGGTAGCAGCGCATCACCAGCACCTTGTCGAAGTCGGGCGGCAGGTATGGCTCGTCCACATTGGTGGTGCCCGCCCATCCCGGCGGCGGGATCATGTCCCCCTGGTGATACTGGCCGGGGTATTCCTGACGCGGCGGCACCGGGTTGCGCCCGTGCTCATCAGAGCCGGGGAAGCGCGGCGTCTGCATGGTCTGCACGCCTTGCGCGCGCTGTGCCGCTGTCGCCGTGGGCGAGGGCGCCATCTGGGCGTTGCGGTTGGGCTCGTCTGTGGTTCCCATGGGCATGTGATAGCCTCCTAGAGACGTCGTCCGTCGTCCGTCCTGAACACTCTGTTGTCCCGCTGGTTCAGCCACACGTTCATCGCCTTCTCGTCGTACCAGATGCCGGTCTGCATCAGCCGCTGCACGACCACATTGGGGATCGAGGCAACGCGGGTGAAGCCGGTCTTGCTGGTGCCGGTGAAGTTGGATGCGGCACGTTTGCAGGCCTCGACGATCGGCTTGGTGTCTTGCGTGTAGGTAATGAGCGGCAGCCCGGTCTCCGAGTCGGTGACGATCTCGGTGTAACGCGTGGTGACCGGGTCGTAGCGCTCGTAAAGTGTAGGCATCGGCGTTATTGGTTGAGGCCGAATATCGCAGCGTGGGCTTTAGGGGCTGTTACTCGGATTGTTCCTTCGAACACTATACCACCCTGAGTATTATCCCCTGTCTTTGCGTACGGTTGTTCAATCATATTTCTCTCAGGCAACGGAGCCAGCTCCACGTAGTCCCTGGTGATCAGTAGGATCAGGTTGGGTGGCATGAACCGGTCGGGCGCCAGGTCGAGCGTGCCGAAGTTGGTCCGGTAAACATCCACCGCGCCCATGATGGTGACTTCCTGGGATGCAGTCGTGGACTGGATATTCTGCGACACGATCGGATTGCCGGTACCACCCTGCGACAGCGTGCTGAAGTAGTTTTTGATGTTACCACTCATCAGCCCGATGGTCGGCTTGCCACCCGCGTTCCACGCCGCCTGCATGGCGTCGTTGACGAGAGTGAGCGTCAGATCGCGTGCGGTGCCGGGCACCGCCGCGGTGGTGCCGTCGCCGACCGGCAGGGTGCCGCCTGCGCCGACGCTGCCGTTGGAGCAGAACGTCGGCATGCCCGCCATGTGCCGCGGGTCGGTCGCCGCCTTGGGGATGTTGGACGTGGCGACAAGCTCCAGGTCGCGCTTAAGCTCGATGCCGCGCATCACCAGCTGGCGGTTGTATTCGTCCTCGCCGCCGATGCTGTCGACCACACGCAGGGTGCCGGACACGCCCACGGTCCTGGCGAATATCTGGCAGACATTCGACATGCGGACCGGCTTCACGCTCGGGCTGATCACCGCGGTGAAGCCCTCGGGCTGCGGCACGTCTGCGGCGCTATTGAGCGTCTGGACGAGCCACTCGGTCAAAATCTGCTTTGAACCGACCTGCGGCAGCGCCGAGACGAACGGCGTCTCTTCGGGGTCGATGCGGTAGATGACGTCGGAAACGTCCTCATGCACCGTTCCGGAGGCTAGCTGTTGCGTATAGGTATTGGTTGGCGCAGAGGCCATCGTCGGCGGTGAGGCCATTGGTCACTCCTGAAACAGAGACAGCCCCTTGCGGGGCGGATTTCTGCATCTGGAGCGACTGCTTGCCGGGAGGCCGTGTCAGCTGGGTGCAAGCACTGCCGATCGGTGGTCCCTTGGGCGCATCACACGCGATGCCTGCACGTCACTCGCGCCGCTGGGTGCAAGCACTGCCCTCGCGAGTCCTGTGGATACTATTGCGCCGTCAGGCCGCTTGTCTAGTTAGTCCGCTCATTCTTCATGCGCTGGAACTCGTCCCAGTCGGCCTGGAACTGCTCCCAGGTCATGGTGGGATGCAGCCTGCGGGCCACGTCCCACCACTCCAACTGGTCATACTCGTCGAGGCGGGTGTCAGGCACGCCACTGACGTCGCACCATGCCGAGGCCCAGCAGGCCCATGCCGAG